TTCTGTAGATGTTGGGGCAGAAGCCTTTGTTGTTCCAATATCAACTTTTGTCTGTTTTGAAGGAGCAACATATTTCTCTTCAGGAGCCTTTGGTGTACCTTTACCCTGAATATTTGTTTGATATTGTTTGCCTTTATATTCAAATTGTCCAGTTGATTTTGCACCTTTTTCAGTAGCTGCTTTTCTAGCAGCAGCAAATGCTTGGCCAAATGTCATATCATCAGAAGATTTTTTCTCTCCAGGTACATCAATTTTTGGTAGTTCTGTTGGTTTCGCTGGTTCGTCTGCTTTTTTTCCTGCGCCAAGTAAACCAGCTGCTGCAATACCACCTAAAGCAAGACCAGATAAACCAGTTGAAACTTTACCTGCAAGTCCACTACCTGTTTTTGGTGCTGGAGTTTCGACAGGCTCAATTTTTGTTCTGCCTTTAGATGTATCTGGTTTAATCTCTGTTGCTTTACCAGTAATATCTTTTGCATTATCGCCAGCACGACTCGAAGGAGGATTTACATCAGCATTTTTTCCTTTAAACCAATCTTTCATTGGTCTGAAAAATTTTTCTGATCTAGAGGTTCCACCTCTTTCCATAAGAATATTTTCATCTAGAGCATCACCCCAAACTTTCTTAGCTTCTTCAATTTTTTTCATTTCTGAATTTCTTTGAACTTCTGCGAGAGCTTCAGAAATGCTCTTTTTCTTATCGGTCATTTTAATTTTTCCTCCGCTCTCTGGCTGAATTTTTATAGGTTTAACTTTTACTGGTTCAATTTTAGATTGTTGTGATGGTTCGTTTGATATATTTATAGGTTTAACTTTTTTTGGCTCAGATGGTGTAGATGGCTGTATTGGTTTTGGTTCATCATCTTTAGTAGCATCATAAACATCTTTTGCCACAGATCCTAAACTGCCTCCTACGTCAGCATGGCCAGCAAATTTTGAAATTTTTTGTCCAGTGCTAGCTAATTTTGTGCCTTTTGTTAACAAACCAACTCCAGGAATTACGCCTAATGCATTTAATGCTGCTTGACCGTATTCCCCACGTTGTAATGATCTATATGTACCATAAGCAGCGCCAGGAATAGAAGTTACTGGAGGACCAATAGAAGCAAGATCAGCCGCTAAATCTTTTTTACCATACTCTACATCTGGATCTTTTGGTTTATATTCACCAGTTTTAGTATCCCTTGATCCGGGAGCAAGAAATGGATTAAGTTTGTCGGCAACAGATGCACCATCTTCAGTTTCAATTTTCTTTTTTTCTTCAAGAAATTTTAAAAAGTTGTCAAAATCTTTATTTGTAGTCATTAGGAATTTTCTCCCCATTTTCTACATCTAGATTAATTTTTCTTTGATCAGGATTAATTACTAAAATATCATCGCCATAATCGTAGGCTTTTGTTTTGCCATCTTCGACTTTAATTTTTTTAGCTTCGTCGATCACGTTCTTTATTGTTGCTAATCTTGATGTCTTTTGTTTTGATGTTTTTGGATCAGAATCTTTTCTACCAACATATTCAATTGACTTACGATCGCCCTTACGTGGCATATTTTCAATTTCTTTACGTTCAGATTCTTCTTTCATAGCATGTTTTTTAGCATTTTTTGCATGACCAATATTTATTTTTGGTCTATGTAAATGAGAAACAGTATAGTCAATATCATGACGATCCATAAATCCAGAACCTAAACCGAAAGGAAAAGCTCTTGGTTTTGTTTTTGGCTCTTCTGGCGCAACAGGAGTTTTTGTGGCAACTTTTGGTTCAACAGCTGTCTGAGTTTTTACACCAGTAACAATTTTAGGATCAACAACAGTCTGAACCTTTGTATCAGTCGGCGTTTTTGGAACATTTAATGTTTGTGTTGGAGTTTTTGTGTCGACTTTTGGAGCAGTTTGAGTTTCAGTGTCAACTTTCGTAGGCACCTCTGTTTTTGGCTCTACTTTTGATGGTAATTCTGCTGGTTTTGTAGGTACAAGCTCTTTACTTTTTGTTCTAGCTTTTAATTCTTTTTTAACATAGGGAGAAACCTCTTTACCTGCTGTCGGAGCAGATCTCCAAAGTGTGCTCAATAAATCCGCGACTGGTTCAGCAAATCTAGTTCTAGAGCTTTCAGTAACTTTACCATGAATGGTCATGCTACCCTTTTCTTTAGCAAGAGTGCGTTGACGAGAAACATTTTCCGGAGCCTGAGAATGACTGTCAGGACCAGCTGGTGGTTGAATATGTGGCGTAGAAGTTCTTACTGATTTAAACTGATTACCTTGAAATTTATCAGTACCAATTGATCCAACAGCCTCATCAGTTTTCTTTTTCTTACCATCTTCAGCATGAAGTTTAGGTTCGCCGCCAGTTCCACTACCAATTAAACCGCCAACATCTTCATCAACTGGCTTGCTATCTTTAGCGCCAAAAGAAGATTCGTATTCTTTATTTGCTACTTTACGAATGGTATGCTCAAGAGAATCTTTTTTCTTTTCGCGAGCGTTTTTACCTTCGCGAATCTCTCTGATGATGTGTTCTAAACTTTTCATTGTTACGCCTTTATGAACGATCTTAACATCCAACCGTGTTTTTCATGAGCGGTTAGACGATCTTGTAACATGTTTGATACAGCAAAATGTTTATGTTTCTCACACAAATGATATGCAGCAGTAAGAGAAGCAATAACTCTTTCATTATCAGCAGCTAATTTGCTTAACATAACTAAACCATCAGGAATATTTTTCGCTTCTTCGATGGTTGTTAATTGAAGAAATCTCTCCATAGAACCAGGAGAAAAAGCATCAAATGTTCTGATTGATTCTGCAATAAGATCTACAGCAGGATTAATTTCCGCATACAACCCTCCAAGGAAAGTATGGTATTCAGAGAAATGTGGTCCAGTTACATTCCAATGATAATTCTGTATTTTTACAACAAAAACATAAGTATCCGCTAGTGCTACTTTTAATGCTTCAACTGGTTCAATCTTGCCGATCATTGTTTGCCCTCTGTTTCTTCACAATTCCATGCACGTCTTGACCAATAATTAGCAGAAGTTTTATCTGTCAAATTGCCTTGTCCGCCCGATCTTGCACAATATGATTTTTTACGAGCAGGAATATGTTGTTTAATTGATAAGTTTTTATCACCAAAGTTTACTTTCTGCGCTTTACCATCACCATCTGGGTCGACGAATACTTTTGATTTCTTAACATCGCCTTTCATTGGCTTGTTAAGCGTAACCTTTTTGCCCTGATAAGTTGCCTCTGCAACGGTTTCTTTAATTTTTACAACATTACCTGATTTTTTAGGAGCCTGTTTTCTAACAACAGAAGTTTTTACAGGATCACCAAAAGCATATATTCCTCTTCCTTTTCCTGTCTTAGATCCATCAGGATCAATGATCAATGAAGGTTGGCTGCCATGTTTAATATCAACATGTTTACCTTTTGAAGGATCTGACATAATGCGAGCATTGGTTCCATGATAAGCAATATAATCATGTTTCTCGGAGCTTTTTGGCATTTTATTGTAAGCCCAAGCACGTTGAAAATCGTCAGCATCAATTTTATGTGGTCCTTCAATACCACGTTTCTGTAAATTTTTTGTAGCAAATTTAGTTTTGATAACATCGCCTTCTTCAAGGCATTCACGAACTACTCTTTTAATAATTTCTAGTGATTCTTTTTTCATGGTTTGCCCCGGAGTATCGTGTTTATAAATTGAAATTAATTCATCAGAAGCATCAAATCTTGATGCAGATTTATTTTTATTTTTTGAATGTGGTTCTTGTAATAGTTTGTTTTCTTCAACTTTTTTCTTAGGATATTTGTTTTGTCTTGCGAATTCGTTTTCGCCTTTATTAGCTTTATCAACTTTAAGAGCAGTAGGAAGCATTTGTAATGCTCTTGAAGCAGGATTCGCATAAGAAGCTACTGTCGCCGCTGCTAATGCTGGATCATCATTATGCGCTGCAATGTTTCCAACATCATAAACTTTACCGGCATGCGAAGTAAGAGCTCCCATTAAAGCTGCAATTTTCGCAGCATCTTTTAATTTGCCTTCTTCAAGACCAGCTTCTTCTTTTGGTACACAATTAGGAACCATACGGTTTCCTTTTTTCTTCATACCAACTTGTTTATAATTTTTCCAACATGGATCAGCGTCTTCATTCTGAGATGCTTTTAATGCTGCATCTGTAGGAGCACCTTTTGACCCAGGTTTACGCATATGTTCACCAGAACCAGCTTTAATTCTAGCACGTTTGGCATGGATATTATCCCATAGGCCACGTTTTTCCATCAAATCTTCGTCAAGCTGATATGCGAAACCACCAGATATGAATGAATTTACACGATCAAATGCAAATGAATCTTGATTGCCGCCGAATGATTCGGTCCAGCAATTATAACCTCTGCGATAAACCTCTTCAAGGATATCGACTGAAATTCCTGAATTTTGTGATTTTTTGTATAGAGAAAGTTTGGCCTTGTCAGTGAGTACGACAGACTCGCCTAGCTGAGTTTCAAACGTAGTAAATTTTTTCATATGGAGTTTCCCTTGGGCTTTCCAATTATATGCGAGTCTGCCGTAGCCTTATCGCACTGACGTTCTATTTAGTTTATGTGAGTTCTTCCCACGTGATCGAGGCGCATGCGTTACTGGTCGATGTTCCACAAGTAGCCATTACTGTGAAAGTGGCTGCTGTATTCGTAAACGAATTTCTTTCCAGCTGATATTTAAACAAATCTCCAGCAAGATTGATTGATCCTGCAGCTTGAACTGTTGAAGTAATATACGCTGAATTCAGAGTAGTTCCTCCAGAAGCTGTAGCAGTGGCGTTGGTGTTATATTGAACAATAGAATCTGAAGCAACGTTCGCCCAAACAGCGCCAGTAATAGTTGCATCTTTTACGATTTTAATTCTATAATTTGCAGAATTAATTGGAAGAAAATCAACTTCTTTGGGAACAACAACGCCATCCAAGTAATTTGGATTTAATCTTATAGAAAGAATAGGATAATATGTTCCAGCAGTTGTCATAGCAACACTATTGCTTGGGTCTTGACCAATAGATCTTGGTCTGCCTGTAAGTTCATATCCTCCTTCTGACATAACAGAAGCGCAAATTTGTTTGAATGTGCTTGAACCAGATGTTGTTCCTATATTTTCAATTTCTGATCTGATAGACAAACAAGCAGTCTGCATATATGCACCTTTTGGTGAAGTGCTTAAATTAGAATGATAGAATGTATGACAGTGAATAAGCGCACCACCAATAACAAATCCCATGCGAACAGCACCAACACCTAACCATTCAATATCAATAAACATAATTTGTGGATTATCAAGATTAAGAGTTAATAGTGATGGACCAGTACCATCTAACTTATCCATATTCCAATCTGTTTGATCAATTCTAGTATCAACAACAGAACCAGTAACCTTTGACCTTTTTACAAAACATACTTTGTTTGCAGTTAAATCTGAACGTTCTAAGAAAAACCCATTTTCAGTACCAAAATAACCCACACGCTGTCTTAGGTTTGTTTTATGTGGATTCATTACGAAAGTTTTGAAAATTTGTAAAGATTTTCCAGGCTGATAAGAAAACACTCTTTTTGATTCTCTGTAAACATATTGTCCAGAAGTAGAATCAACTACAAAATCCATAGAAGCGGTGTTTGAATTAAAAGTGCACGTAGTACCAACAGTATTTGCTGTATTTTCTTTATCATTATCCATAAATCTATGAAAAGAATCATAAAGAGTGTAAGGCTGAGAAACTCTAGCTCTACCAAACGCATCTACTGACATACCAGAAGGATTTGCTGGTCCTACCATATTTCCATATTGATCAGCAAGCATAACAACTTCAAATATAGTTTTACCATCTGGTAAATACTGATGAGTATCTTTACGGAACTGTGCCATTATATTTTTAACCTTTGGTTACGTTGTTATTTTTACCCTTATTTCTAATTTTATCTCTCAACAGTGGATCACCATTAGGATCCTCTTCATAATAAGGAAGAGTTTTATCTCTAGATACCATGTGAGGATTAAATTCTTTAAACCCTATTAAATTATTTTGGCTGTCTTTCATCATTCTCATTAAAGCGCCATTTTGTTTATCTTTAGCTAAAGCATTGGTGTTTATATATTGTTGTAATGGATTATCTTGAATTGCTGGATTACCAGACACGTCACCAAATCCACGAACCATCATACCAGCAGAAACTGTTTCTTCTTTTAGTTTTTTCTTAACTGGTTTTGCTGGTTTCTCTGGTGGTTTGGCGTTACGTATATTGTTAAAAAGATCTGTTACGTGTTGGTCTTGCATACGACTAGGAGCGCCAGCACGGAATCCTTCAAGATCATTATCTTTAACTTTTTTTCTTTGTAAAGTTCCTGATATTCCTTCTACTCCTTCAGCGTCTGGATCTCTGCCACCAGCAGAATGAACTGTTATATTATCAAAATTAAAGTATCCATGCGCTGCTTCTTGACCATTATATTTTTGTAATAGATCTTGAAATTGTTTAACTCTGTCTTCACCAACAACTAAATGAAGATTTTTAACGCCTTTTGCATGTAATTGAGAAACATGATGTAATAAACTTGGAGATTCCGGCGAAGAAGTTGTTACATTTACTCCAGGAAATGCTAGTTTAGCATGTCTTAATTTTTGTTCAGGAGTTAATGGATTTTTATCACCATCAAAAGAATGTGATAGAACAACACTATGATTAGCATCTAAATCTTTAGCAAGATCAGTAACACGATTTACAACTCTTTCATGACCAATGGTTGGCGGATTGGCTCTCATGAATGTTGTTACATGAGTTGTATTATCAATTTCCGTTAAAAAATAATTATTAAAGTTGAGCTTCGGCATCTGCTACTCTCTGTTTTTGGAATGCGCCCTTCAAAAAGTTTAATCTAGAAAATTCATTTCTATTTACTAACTTTGAAGCATTACCACCTTTGTCATACACAACTGTTCCTTCTGAACCTGTTGGTTCTCCAGCAACACTATATTGATACTTATTATTCTTATTAAGAACATTAACTAAAACATTTTTAGCGTTTTGCAGATGACTATGTAATTGTAATGCTTTATCAAAATGCTCTATGTTATTAGAAATATGAGACATTGCATCAGCATGAGCTTGTATTCTTTTTTGTCTAGCAGCTTCTGTTTTAACTTTCTCTAAATCTTTTTGATGACGAGCAGTTAAATGATCAATATAACCTTGTGTTGACGGTTTTCCGCCAGTTCTAATCATATTGTTAACATGAGCTTCTAAATTTTCCCCATGGCCAGCAAGAGCGTCCATTGATTCTGGTTTCATAGAAGAATAAATTGTTTTAGCTTTTTCCATATGATTAAGAAATGCTTTTTGTTCTTCTGGCGTATAGTTTGATGAGTTAATATCTAATGTTGGATCAATGTTATTAACGTCTGGATGTTGTCTAAACTTAGCACGTGTTTTAGAATCTAATGGTTCTGCTGACATATTTTCTAATCCACCACGACCTTTATATTTCGTGTGGAACATAAAACTAATTGGTTTTTCTAAATTTCTACCCTCTGGAGAATCAGAAGGAGCCGACATCTTTAAAGTGTTTGGCGTTTGTGATGTCATTCCATCTTTTTTTTCAACATCTTTATCATCTCCCATGTAATCGCCTTGATAAATACCACCATCTTTTGGCACTACATGCTTCAAATAACGAAAAGCATTTTTCATTTTTTCAACTAATCCTGGAGCATGTCCATGATTACGTTCAATATCTTCTTCAGAATAATTGATTTTTGGATTTTTATTAAATGCTGATTTTGATGCTACAAAAAATTTACCAGTTTGTGGATGTATTCCAGTTACTATAGAAGGAGCGCCATCACCTTTTCCAGTAGCATTTATTCCTGATGTATTTTTACCAAGCAACATATTATGAATACCAAAAAGATGATCATGAGCTATAGCAACTCCTTCATGACCATGATGAATAGCATAATCTTCAGTATGTCTAAGATGTTTTAGCGGTTTACCTTGCGGAGCGTTTGCTTCTTCTGATAAAAATGTTTTGAAATCTATTCTCATTGTTTGAATCCCATATATGATTCTGTATCTCTGTGTGCTTGAGGCATGTGTTCCGGAATACCCTCTGGAGAAAGTCTGCGACTTGGTGGTGGTCTTTTAATACCAGGACGAGCCATTGATTGAAATGGCGAACCTGATTGAGCAACTCTTCTTTCTTGTGCTGGAACAGAAGGTCTAACGTCGCTTAATAATTTTCTTTCTTCGGGTCTAGTGAAAGGTTCTCTTTCAGGCTCAGGTTGTTTAGCTGACACTGGTGTTTTTCTGCCTTTTTTAATTGGTTTATCTGGGGCTGATATACGAACAGAAGCAGATGGTCTTTGGAAATTATCTGGCAAAGAATGTTCAGACATATCATTACCATGTTGTCCAGCAGTATCAAGTTCTCCACTATATTTGATAGATTTATGATTTTCTGCCGGAAGAACTATTGAACCTCTCGGAGAGGCTATATGTTTTTCTCCGTATATTGCCATTCTAGCAACAGGTAAAACTTCTCCAGTATCTTTATGTCTAGCGTGAATTGTTACGCTTGCCGGTTCGTTCTCGTTTGGTTGTATATGAAAATCATGAAAATTATCTAGGTATTGATCAATATGATTATGTAAGTTATAAACTCTAGTACGATGATGAGAACCATCTGGATTTAATTCTGTATGAGTTACGGTTGTTGGAGTTTCTTCTGATGGAACAACTAATTTTTTAATTGCATCTCTCAATCTCGAGCCACCGTCTTTTTTATCTTGCTGCGACATTTTAGAATAAGCAGATCTAATATCTTTACCGTAATTTCTGTTTCGTGTTTCGTACGCTGATAATATTTCTTCTCTGGCTTTTCTATCTCTGGGAGAAAGTTTAGAAAGGTCTTTTTCTCTGGTTATGTCTTTTACATATCTCTCTCTAACTTCAGCTTTTTCGTTTGCTAGATGTTTTGTATGTTTTTGTAAAATATCATGATAAGGATCGTTATGATGCGTCAATTTAACGCCAGAAGAAGATTCAAAAGTATTAGTACCAGGATTAGCGTAATTAATTGGGCTACCTTTTTTAGTAACTTTTTCCGAAAGAGAATGATTCTCTCCATGGTGTAATTGAACCATATTATCTGCAACAGATTTTTCTGGTTCGGATCCAATGAACTGAGCAGGGTCGGCTGGTTGAGAAGTCCAAGCTACTCTTTTAAATCCTTTTTTTCTGTCATGACTATGTTTACCTGTTAAAAATCTTTCTGTCATTTCTGCAGATATATCTGCAGATTTAGAGAAATTCTGATAATCTGGGTGATTTTGGAAATCTTCGCCAAACATTTTTCTGGCATGCATATCATGAATTTCTTGGGGTCTTTTTCCTTCAACACGATAAGAATCTGGAAATTCTCTGCTGCCGTTATGGAATCTGCCTTTTAATATTTCAAACATTTTTCCAGCAGAATCTCCAGGTTTAAACCCTAATTCGCTTTCAGGTTTTAAAGATTTACCTTTGGTTGGTTTGCTGACTTCTTCTAAGAATTCATAGAACGATATCATTAAAGACCTCATCTAGAGAACTGGATATTTTATCATATTTATAATACGAAAAAGGGCGGGGATTTCTCCCCGCCCGAATTGCTTCTAGCACAAATATGGTCTGGCGGAACCCCACCGTTTTCTCCAGACTATTCCGTGGCCCTTTC